CTATGAACTGTTCAGGGTCTGAACACGCAACCAAACGCTTCTTCAGTGGACTGTATTGTTCCACATTAGGATACTTCTGCAACTGCTGGAAGTCCTTATCATTAGAAACGATCAAGATCTTTTCTTGTGTGTGGTAATGTTTTGCCAGAGTAGCAATGATGTCATCTGCCTCTACTCCCCTGATCTGTACATTCTTGTACGGGAAGTTCTCTTGCATCTCTCCACGAATAACATTCATGATGTCATGCATTTTAGACCAGTCGATCTCAGACTTTGCTTGACTCTTCTTTCTGTTTGCTTTGTATAGCGGAAACAATTCCTTACGCCAATCGCTACCACCGTCACTACAGATAACAATTTCACCATACTTCGCTTTGAATTTAGTCCTGTACATCCTATACGTGTTAAGAATAAGATGACGTACCAAATCTTCGCTTAATTCTGCCTCTTGCTTCATTGACTGAAACAAACTGGCAATTATCAACTGATTGTTGTCCAATAAAATAATTTTAAAATCTCCTAGTTCATATCAAAATTCTACCCAAGATCCAGATCCATCAGTGTTTCTTATTCGATGAAACATCTTACCGGAAGTGGCATCTAACCACTTATCGCCTTCACTTGGATTTTTAGGTGCATCGTTAGTATAATCAAAGTCTTCTATTCTATTCGTGGTAATAATTTTCCATCCACCACGTTCACCATGTCTAGGATCATACCCGCTAGTCTCTCTCATTGCAACATAAATATTACCACTTTGTCGAACATAATCCCCTCGGTTGTATGTTACCATATTACCTTGAGGATCTCTGACGCGGAAATCGATTATGTTATTTAGAGACATTTTTCTTTCTTCTCTTTTTTCTAATAGGCTTAACATCAATTGCATACTGACTGCATACTTCAACCCACTCAATAAGTGTTTTGTGAAGACGCTTAAGTGCAACCCTACCCATAAAACTATATCCTTCTATGAGTTGAGGATCCTCTTTATTTATTGCCTGTTGAATCTCATCGGCAAGAGGTTTCCAATATTCTGCAATACGTTTTGCCTGAACTGACTTTACATCATTAGATTTTAGCCAAGAAAGAATAGAAAACTCAACCTTTTCTTTCTTTGACAGTTTCGCAGTAATATCATCGATCTTATGTTCAAGATCGCCTAGATACTCTTCTACTTGTTCACGGATATAATCCTGAACACTCTTTCTGGGTGGAGCAGTTTCTTTCTTCTTCTTACCTTCTCTGATAGAAGAAGAAAGAAACGCATCCATATCTTTGATTCGTTGTGCCTGGTGTGTAGCACCCCTAGTACTAAGTCTGAAAAATCTTCCTTGATTTAAAAAACTTTTTGCTGGCAAAGACTTAACATAAGACATATCATCCTTTGAGAATCCTTTCTCTTTCATATAGTCTAATGTCCATGCCTTTTCTTGCTTTGTAGTAGAGTTTGTCCTGTACCAAGAATATGCCTTGGACAGATTCCAATCGTATTCGTCCGAACTAAGATCAAATGCATTAAATTCTGGTTCTTTTCCGTATGCACGTTCAAGTAGTTTTTTTGAATTTCTTTTAGACACAATTATCCTTTGTTAGAGTTTACTATTATGTAGCGACGAGAACTTCTTGAGAGATTGATACGATCTGACTAGTGAGGTAGTTCAATGCTTCATAGGGATCTACGTTAGCAGCAGGTCGTCTATCCTCCACATGACCAATACCATTGTTGTTGGAAGTGCTATGTGGGATACGAATCGAAGCAGATCTATCACACTCTCCCCAACTGAAGATATCGATTGCGGAGGTTTCATGCTTACCACTCAACCTACGTTCGTTTCCTGGTCCGTATGACGCAATTGCCTCATCGTGTGTGTCCTTGAGGGTTGCACACATAAGATTCAGGTAGTCCATACTAGATGATTCTCTCATTACCTTGGTTGAGAAATTGATGTGTGCGCCGGATCCGTTCCAGTCACCATCTACTGGCTTGGGATCGAAACTGATGGTCATATCCATCATCTCCGCAGTCTTGTGAAGAAGATATCGTGTAAACCAAAGATCATCAGCAGCACGAAGAGCGATCTTAGGGCGAGTCTGATACTCCCACTGGGAAAGCATGACTTCTGGGTGGAATCCATCTAGGAGAACTCCACTGTTGTTACAGAGAAACGCATGTTGTTCTGCAAGTCGTCTTCCCTTGACATTAGTGCTACCCATTCCACAGTAGTAATCACCCTGTGGTTTTGGTTCACCATCAGGCCATCCAATTGGTTTGTCGCTGTTTGATTCTATAATCGTGTATTCTTGTTCAATACCAAACCAGAGATCATCAGCACCACCAACACGTTCTAGTGTACGACGAAGTGTGGCGCGAGTGTTGCTCTTATGGGGTTTGCCATTAGAATCAAATACCTCACACATAACAACGAACGAAGGATCTCTTCCTCGATCCTGAACATTAGGATAAACCCTAACAGGTCGGAGGATACAATCGCTGTCTTCCGTCTTTGCTTGGTTTGTACTCGAACCATCAAAGCCAGACTCAGGAAGAACACCAAGAAGATATTCAGGAGTAGGTGGCTGTTCTAGCGTGAGGGTTACAAACTTTGTCTTAGAACGAAGTTGCTTGTTCTTCTTACCATCCACCCAAACATAATCCAACTTAATGAACTGAGTCTTGGGCCATTGTTCTGCTGGGGGTTGCTGAGGCGCGTTCTGAGGACGTTGAGGAGCGTTCTGGGGCTTCGGACGAGGTGGAGGTGCAGGGATCTCTTCTCCGTTTGCCCACTTCTCAAGAATCTCCTTACCTCGCATACCACATACACTGTTACCAGTCTTGGCATCAAGGAACAAAGGAGTACCACACTGGATGTTAAACTTTGCCTGAAGTTCTTGAGACTTCTTTGCAGCATCAGTATCGGTAACATCTAGAATTGTAATATCATGTCCAGCAGCACGAAGTTCTTCTACTACAGGATCCGCCTTTTTACACCACCCGCAACGAGGGTTCATAATATAAGTTAAGTCACTTGTCTTCTTCTTTTTAGCCATAATGTTTCCTTTCAAGGCTTGAAAAACACGAACACTGGTTCGTACTTCAAATATTTATCGTTTACTTTACAAAAGTTTTTACATTTAGGAATGCCATCTTCATCAACTCGATTCTGACCAGGCATTCCCTCTAGTCCCATCTTCAATGTGTATTTGTATATCATACCCAATGATTCCAAAATGTCAATACTGTCTTGCTCGATTGGTAGATATTTTCCACTAACTAATACATCTGCCACGTTCCACAGTAGATATCTATTTGGCTTTAACCACTCATAGCATGTCTCCAATGTTGGTCGCAAGAATCCATCTCGCCATGATTCATATGATGATCCATATTTCTTATATGATTGGTTTTCGTCTTCACTATAAGCCTCTCTGTTGAAATATGGGGGTGAGGTAAATACAAGATCTACATTTCCTTTATACTGCTGGAACTCGGAATGTTTGCCGACTTCTTCAGATCCTTCCATAAACTGATGGAAAGTATTCGTTCTGGAAAAGAATGGATTTCCCCTATAAGTTTTGGTATTGTAAAAAGTAGCGAGAGACTCATACTTACTGCCAGGAGTATCGCCATAGAAATTATCAGGATTTGGATCAGTACCAACATAATGAATGCTGCGATCATCCCGACAACCCATAGCACCAAGTATACGACCACCCCAACCACTTGATGGATCATAGATAACAATTCGTTCTTGATCTTTGATGTCTTCGGTAAATCGCTCATACAAATACTTCGCAGTCATCGGTGGGAAATTCACAGCAGGTTGAATGTACCCAATCCTAAATGATTTAAATCCAGCAGGGAAAACTTTTCTTCCCGTTTTATATATACGAATTGCATATACTTTATCATCTGGCATAGTATTAATATCGAAAGTTGAATGATGTCTGTAGGACATCTTGTCCTTCCATTTCTCTACTTGTTCTCTGGTAAGTTGAAGAACATCATCCTGTTCAAGTTGGAAGTATCCAGAATTTGCACCTTCGCGGATCTTGATCTGTTCAAGAAGAAAATCGTGTCCGGAAAAGATAGAAGGATTAGAGAAGAACACACCCATCCACTCATCACCACTAGCAACATCTACGATGGCGTATTTGGTGCTGTGCTTTATTGCAGAGAGTGCGTGTGTATAAAAGGAGTCCCGACGAAGATGACGAGTAGCACCCTTGACAACCTGATCTAATCGTGTGTCATCTGCAACCAAGTCATAGATCGAATACCCGTTGTCCTTCTCTGTGTAGTTGATTCTAGTCTTAAACATATTTGAAAACCACTGATCAACCTCGACACCCATTCTAGATTTATTGATAATCACATCATCATCAATATCAGACAGTTCGTCTGTGTGGGTAAATTGATGCACAGGATACTCTGCAATCTTATTGAACGAGTCTACAATATCCTGCTCATCTTTCCCGGTACGTGGAGGACATCCATGAGTATCCCATGCGAGTTTTATTTCTTGTCGCATAAGAACAACCCACTCCCGAAACTGATCAGGAGTCATCTCTAGAAGATCTTCAAAATTGCAATTGATATCAGAATCAATTACATAATCATTACGTTCGTAGTAGGGTTTCATTTATAAACTTCTGCATGTCCTTCTTCGAGGAGCATATCGTTAAGACTTCTGTCATTGACATAAATTTCGCCAAGATATCTACCAAACTTACCTTGTTCTTTACCCGTGCGTACAACAACTTCAGAACCAACAGGTAACAGATCTTGCACAAACTTCTTTGCCACTAGTCCCCTTTCACGTTCCTCTCCTCTGGTTTCCCACGCATCAACACCATAAAACCGAATACGCTCTGTTCGTAGAATATTAAACCCACAGTCAATCAGAAGATCAACTGTGTCTCCGTCAACTACTCTATTTACAATGGCGCGATATATGTACTGTGGTTTCATTTCTTTCATTTACTTTATCCTACTGAAGTTATTCTTCTTTTCAAAGACTAAATGGTTACTGAATTTATCGGTCATAGAATCTGACTTATGACTGATTACGAATATATTAGCACGATCTCCGAATCTTGTCAAGAGTTTAAGAAACTCTTCGGTTCCTACACTATCTAGGCTCGAATCAAATACCTCATCAAGAATCAGAAGATTACAGTTCACACTGTTCTTCAGTCGTGCGATTTCTCGCCAAGCAAGAAGAAGAGATAGATCAATCCTCAACCTCTCCCCTTCACTAAAACTATGATATGTAAATTCATCACGGTGGCGACTCTTGATTGTCTCGTCGAAGTTTTCGTCTAGATTAAATTGGCAAAAGAAATCCATATCTGCAAGATACTTGTTGATCAACTTGTTCATGATAGGAAGATAGTGTTTGATAATCTTGGATTTAATTCCACTGTCTTTCAGAAGAGTAGAAGCAATACTATAATAATGTTTATCTTCAATGAGTTCTTTTCTTCTCTGAACATGTTGGGTTCCCTCACCAATCAACTGGTTCATTTCATCCCTAGTCTCTTGCACCTCTGTGCCTTCAGAAAGAACAGAAGTTATGTTTCTTTGTAGTTTATCGATATATTGAGAAGATGCACTTATTTTGCTTTGTTTTTCTGATACTATTTTTTCTATTGCTTTGATATCAGAAAGAACAGCATTTATCTTGCCCAATCTGGTTTCAGTAGTTATTACTAAATCAGACAATACAGATAAGGTTGATTCGATTTGTTTCTTTTCTTTGTTCTTCTCGCTAAACATACATTCCTTGTGATGTTCCTGTATGTCCTGTTTGCATGAAGGGCAAGTATCATTTTCGGTATAGAACTTCAAATTTTTATTGATCGTCTTTATCTTTCCCTTGAGTGACTTTTCTTCGGACTCAAGTTCCATAAGTTTTGACGGTACTTCATCCTTATCTTCAATGTCAGACAACAACCCATTGATGCGAAGTTGATCTTGTTCTATTTCCTCTGAGATCTCTTCGATTTGCTTTTGGGAATCTTCTATGTCCTTCTCATACTTACCAACAGAATCACTTGACTTCTTTTCTAAGGTATCAATCAGTTTCTGTTTCTCGTCTATCTTACTCTTTACAATTTCCAGTTTAGTATCGATATCTTTTATATACTCTTTAGTCATCTGAAGTCTGGCACGAACAAGAGTATTCATTATGGAAAACACATCGATGTCTAATAGATTCTCTACAACAGATCTTCGATCCGATGCACTGAGTTGCATGAAAGGAACATAATTAGAAGAACCTAGAATGACTACCTGACAAAAAGACTTGTAGGTCATTTTTAAAATCTGTTCTTCTAGAATCTTCTGATAGTCTTTTGACTTTGCATCTTGTGGTAATAGAGTGTCGTTCTTAAATATTTCAAACTTCTTGGGCTTTAGACTACGAGATACTCGGTACTCGTCCTTACCTACAGTAAACACAATCTCAACTTCGCAGTCTTTATCGTTGATGCT